CTGCAGGTCGGCTTCATCGCCTTTCAACGCTTCGATGCCAACCTGATCGACGCTGGAACCCATCCGGTCGCCGTGGGCGTCAACTCGGCAAGCTAACTCTGAGCGCGGCTCGGTCCGATTATCGACCGGGCCGCGTAACCCAACCGGAAAAGGAGACAACCTGAACCTTATCAAATCGACCGTTCCAGAGCAGGGCGGGGGCAATGACCCCGCCATCAATGCTCTCGATGCACCATATGCCGTGATCCCCCAAACGGCCTCCGGGGCTATTGCGGCGACACAGGGGTTCCTGCCGATCACGAAGTCCGGCGTGGCCGCCCTGACGCTGGCAGTTCCCACTGCGGGCCTTCCGTCCGCGGGAGGGAACGACGGGCAGGTTCTCTCTCTCGTGGACACCACGGGAAACGCGCACACGATCACAACCCCGTCCAACGGCCTGAACGGTAACAAGCACATTGCCACCTTCGGTGGCACGGTGGGGCAGTTTGTGGAACTGTACGCCTACAACGCCGTCTGGTACGTGATGGCGAGTAGCGGAGTCACGCTGAGTTAGCTTGACCGATGCGCGGTCCGGGCCTTTGGCTTGGGCCGCGCGGTTCTCTATGTAGACGGAAGGAAAACCGATGGCCCTAATTTGCGTCAACCCGCCGCTCGTTGAGCCCGTGTCCCTCGCGGAACTGAAGGATATGCTCCGTATGGATCAGGGGGACACGTCTCAGGATGACGTGCTCACGACGTTGAATGTTGCAGCGCGGAGCTGGTGCGAAACGGTTTCACAACGCCGCTTCGTGCAGCAGACGTGGCGCCTTCTGATGGACTTCTTTCCGGGCTACATCGATATGCGCCTAGCCGGACAGAAGGTGTCCTCTCCGTTCGTTTCCGGGGCGAATGCCGTTCTCGTGGGGATTCGGTACGCCATCGTACTGCCGTATCCTCCCGTGCAATCGCTGAGTAACTTCACCTACCAGGACGCAAACGGCAACGTCACGAGCATGATTACGACGCCGGCCAGTTTTGTACAAGACCTCCAGTCGCAACCGGCGCGCCTGACTCCACTGTTCGGGCAGATGTGGCCGGTGGCCCGCGTGGTGGTCAATGCAGTAGAGGTGGACTACACGGTCGGGTACGCAACTCCGATTGCAATTGCCAACACTGCGGGTGTCATTACCGGGACGTTCTCGGGTGTGGCGGTTGGTCAACCTATATCCATCCCCGACGCGGGGCTGAACTTTGGGTGTCTGAACACAGTCATCGCCTCAGTTGCCAGCGATGGGGGGTCGATAACTCTCCGCGATGCTCCGTTACCCGATTTCCAGTCCGCGACCGCGCTCGTGGTCAACTATGGAACGCCGGGCCACTGGGAGACACTCAAGCTCGCGATTAAATTCCTGGTCAACTGCTGGTACGTGAACCGTATCCCGAGTTTCGACCAAAAGACGCGCGATGCCGTAAAGGCGGTACTCGGGCCGGTGTTGGATAGGCGGCTCTGATGGCGGATAATCCCTCATGGCCGACTATCGATCCGGGGCAGTTCCGCCACCAGATCACCCTATTGGAACAGGTGCCCGGTTCCGACGCCTCTGGCGTAACTGTGACATACACGCCCGATTCTAATCCTATTGTGGCGTGGGCAAAGATCGACTACCTGCGCGGGGACGCCATGATTAAGGCAGGGCAGGACGTTTCGCAGGTTTACCTCAAGATCACGATGTGGTACCGCGCGGAGTTTACCGCCAACAAGCGCATACGGGCTCCGAACGGCAATCAGTACGTGATTCAGGCTGTAGAGAATGTACTCGAAATGAACACGTACATGGTGCTCATGTGCCTCGGGGTTGGGGCGAACAATTGAGCGCGCTCGTAACCGCGATCATGCCAACGCGGGGCCGGCCGGAGATGTCCCGGGCGGCGGTGGAATGTTGGCGCGGACAGGTATGGCCCAAGTTGGAATTGGTGATCGTGGATGACCGGGATTGCCCGAGTTTTCCCGCCGAGGACTTCACGGGCTACCGAATCCGATACACCAAACTGTCCGAGCGCCTCACTGTAGGCGAGAAGCGGAACGTCGCCTGCTCGATGGCCTCCGGCGAGATTATTGTCCACTTCGACTCGGACGATTGGTCCGCACCTGGCCGGATCGCTGATCAGGTGGCGCGCCTCCAGGCAACCGGAAAGCAGGTTACCGGCTATAGCGGGATGCTGTTTCACGAAACCCGCAAAGTGCGCGTGTTGGATGTTGGCGGGTTTCGCGCGGCCGGCGCCTGGTGGCGGTGGCGAGGCATGCACGGCCAGGCCGCTGGTACCTCTCTTTGCTACCGGCGTGATTGGTGGCTGAAGCATCCGTTCTTACCGGAGCAGCGCGCCGAGGACGATCTGTTCTACGCCGAGGCCCTACGGCTTGGCGAAGCGGTCTCGGTTGATGGTCGCGACCTCATGTGCGCTGTGAACCATGGCGACTGCGTAAGCGAGCGGCTGATAGGCGGGGCCGAGTGGGAAGAACTACCGGAGGGTCCTTATGAGTTCCAGAAAACAGGCGGCGCGGTTCTCGGGGATCGAATCGAAGAAACTCCCCCGACCGATTGAGATCAAGCGGGGCGGCGTGTACGTGATCCAATCCGCCGAACCTATTACCGCCGATTCGTTCGCCGACATTTCGGCCTACTTGAAGACGTTCACCGATGAGACCGGGTGCCAGTTCCTCATACTCGATAGCAACCTGAAGCTCGCGATGACTGGAGACCCGCATGATTGAGGCCGGACTCGTCACTCTGATTCAGGCCGGCCTCGGCACGCCACCTATGGCGCCCGGTGGCTTCGCCGTTCAGTTACCGAAGGATCAGATTTCCTCCACTTCCCCGATGGCGTGGACCTATCGCGGAATCATCGTGGAACCAACCTACGTGTTGGAGGGACAGGACGCCTTCACTGAATGGGAAGTGCAGATTGACTGCCACGGGTACACGATGGCCAACGCTATCACGCTCGCCCGCGCCATTCAGGGCGTATTGCGCGGTAACTGGTCTGGCGTGTTACCGGACCCCGACCACACGGTAGCTTTTGGAGTTCAACAGGAACAGCTTGGCCCGGACGGATTCTCGGACGCCAACCGTTCCTATGTGCGCACGCTCGAATACAAGATTCAGTACGCACAAATCTAACCTTCAGTACAGGCTCGCGACGGGCCAAACCAAACCGACAGGAGAATCATGTCTTACACTGGAACTAAGGCCCAATCGGGCAATCAGACGATAGTCAGTATCAATACTGGCACGGTTAGCTCGCCAACCTGGACACCCGTTGGCGAGATTGCGGATTTCACGCAGAGCGGCACTCAGAACAAGAGCGACGACGCCACTAACCTGCAAAGTACGGCCGAAGAGTTCATCCCCACGATCTTGACGCCGGGCAAGTTCGCCGGCACGATGGCGCGCATTTCGGGAGACGCCGGACAGGTTGCCGTCAAGGCGAGCTTTAACGCGGTTCCGCCCACGCTCGTTCAGTACCAGGCGCAGTTACCGAAACTGCCGACCCAGACCACGACGGGTGACAAGTTGGTCTTCCTGGCGATGGTGGAAGAGTTCAATAACTTCGGTAACGTCAAGCCGGACAAGAAGGTCATGACGCAGTTCTCCTTCAAGATCTCCGGTCCCATCGTGGAAACGCTCGGTACCTAACCATGGGGCGCCGCAATGTCTCAGGGACGGTGGCAGATCCCACCGTCCGTTTCTCTAAACTGGAGATCGCCGGGAAAACGTATCGCCTGGCCTACAGCTTCAACGCCATCGCCGAGGCCGAGCACGTCGCCGGGTGCAATCTCCTTGAGGGGTTGGATAGCCTGCAGGAATTGACAGCGCTTCAGTTTCGCGGCCTGCTATACGCCGCGCTTTCGGTCGCTCAGCCGGAAGTTACCATCGAGCAGGCCGGTAACCTGGTTGGGCTGGACACGGAATCCCGTATGGTGGTTGCAAGTGCCCTTGCGGAGGCGTTCAGGCTGTCGATGCCGGACAAGAAGGCGGACCCTCTCAAGGCCAGCGCGCCGGCCGAAAGCTAACCAACCGGGAACTGTGGGAGCGGTGCTGGTCGCAGGCGCGCGTGTGCCTCGGCTTATCTTCCGGGGAGTTCTATGCAATGACTCCCCGGCAGTTCCATCTGTTGATTGACCAGCATCGTGAGCGAGTCGAGCACCAAGAACTACTGGCGGGCATTATCGCCTCGTCGGTCGTGAACTACAGTATGGGAGCCCCGAAGAGACCCACGTGTCCGGCAGACTTCATGCCATCGCGCGGCGGCAAGTCGAGAACTGCTAGCGCCTCAATTCGCATCAACCGGAAACAGGTAGCGGAGGATATCCGCGCGTGGGTTAGCAGAATGAAAGCACAGCCGGGTTCGCCGGTCATCAGCGGAGGGTAAGTGGAAGAGTTCGACATCAGCGTATCCGGCGTCGGTGAGGCGTGCGCGATGCTGGACCGGGTACCGAAGGAAACGGCGCGCGTCGGGTTCGCGCGGGCGCTCGCTGCCGCGGCGGTTCCGATTGTGGAGGCGGTGGACGTACTCACGCCAGTAAGTGCAAAAAATGAGCTTTGGGACGATGAGACGTTCAGTTCTATTCCAGGGACGGGCACGGGATCGCTCAAGAAAGCGCTCCACACGGACGTCTACCTTGACTCCGACGGATATCGCGGCGTGGCCTCTATCAACTTCGGAAGACAGGGCCACGTCGCTAACTGGGTGGAATACGGTCATCATCTAATCGGGCACAAGCCCAAGAAAAAGGAAATCGGAGAAGTGCAACCTCACCCGTTCATGCGCCCCGCGGCGAAGGCGTCCGGCGATGCGGCGGTAGATGCGTTCACCGAGACGCTCGAAAGGGAGTTAGTTTCCGGCACTACTTGGGCCGACGTAGCAAACGCGGTGGCATAAACTATGGCGAGAAAAGCGGCTGTCATTTCGATCGATGTCAACGCTGGCACTGCGAAGATGCTCGTTGACTTGGAGAAGGGCAAGGCGGGGTTAAAGTCGTTTGGCACCGCCGGCGAAAAGTCCGCGCGGCAAGCCGCGTTGGAGATGAGGATCCTTGAGGGTAACATCGGCAATAATACCCGAGCAGTAGGTCAGTTACTCGTCGGGACGCTCGGTCTCGGGAAGGTAGTGCAATCCGCCTTTGCGGCGTTCGGTATTGCTGCCGCGGTTGGAATGGTGGCAACCCTAGCCACTAAAGTCAATGACTTTTTCAAAGAGGTACAGCAAGCCCCGGCGAAGATCGGGGCAGCGTTTCGCGGCCTGAATGAACCATTGCACCTGACTAACGATGAACTCCAGGTCGCGAATGATCGGCTCGCGAACGACATCGCCAAACTGGAGGGAAAGCGCCAAAACACGCTGAAGCTCGCGTTGGACGAAGCGCGCATATCGGCCGATAAGTTGGCCGACTCTCTCGAAAAGGATCTTTCTAACCTCGCCAAGTTACTCAAGGAAGAAAACGTC